CGACTTGATCCTGAATGGCCGGGCTGGCGCGGAAGGCGGCGGGCGTCACCGAGTAGCCGAGGGCTTCCCGCGACCAAGGTCCGATGTTGGCCTGCATGATCTGGTAGCGGCCGATCTCGCCCGCGCCGCCGATCGCCATGTAGGCTTCGGCGGCCGACATGCCGCGGGTTTCCCAGGCGCCGATCGCGTTCGTCACGGCGTCGGAAAGATTGCCCGAGAACTTGTCGGTGAGTTTCTTTGCCGCCTTTTCGGCGTCGTCGTCATCGATCTCGATTTCGACGTCGGCCTCGACCTTCTTCGGCGGCACTGTCACTTGCGGGAGCGCCGTGGGCGAATAGGCCGGCTGCGGCGGGGCGCCGGGGATCGCGGTGTACCCCTGGGCGCGCCTGATCTGCCAATTGACGTAGCTCTCGGCCTGCGCCCGCATTCCGCTGAGGTCGGCGTAGAGCCCGACAGTCTCCTGGATCAGCGTGTTTAATTCGGCCTGCCGCACCTGTAGCTGCATGATCGCGCTTTCAATGCCGGTGACATTGATCGTGGGATCTTCCTCTTTGAGCCGCGCAATCTCGGCCCGGAGTGCAGCAATTTGCGCCTCGGTCTTTCTCAACTCGTCCTGGTAGGCGATCAGCGCGTCGTTGTTGTCCTTGATCGCGTCGGACTGCTTGACCAGCCCAGCCGCGTCGGCGGCGCCCTTGCCGAACAGCAGATCGTAAAAGGTCCGCACGTTCGGATCGGCGAGGAAATCGTTTATCAGCCCGCCGAGTCCGGTGACCTCGGCGTTGAAGTTCTGGATCGCGGTGATGCCCTTGGAGGTGGCAATCGCCGCGTTCTGCTTGAACGCCCGCCAGAATGTCTCGATCGTCTCGTGGGCGTCGGCCAGCTTGCGCAGCTGTTCGTCGGTGGCCTGGCCGAACCTTTCAAGTTCCCGCCGGGCGTCCTCCAGCGACGTGCCGGAAAAGGCCTGGCCGAGCGCGGCGGCGCCCTTGCCGAACGCCAGCGTCGCGATCGCCGCCCGCTGCGATTCGCTGGTGGTGCGCGACAGCAGATCGGCCATGATCTCCATCTGCCGATTGAGGTCGGGAATCTCGCCACTCGCGTCCCGGAGCGCCACGCCTTGCGATGTGAGAAAGTCGGCGAAGGCGCCGCCCTTGGTCGCCGCGGTCACCCAGTTGACCTGTAGCTTCTTGAGCCCGGCGTCCAATTCGCCGGCCGAGGCACCGCCCTTTTCGGCCGCGACCCGGAACAGCTCAAGTTGCGTCGGCAGGATGCCGAGCCGATCCGCGGTATCGACCAGATCGTCCGCCGCCGACAGGATCTCCCGCAGGCCGCCAACGATGGTCGAGACGCCGATGCCGATGCCGAGTGCGCCGATGCCGCGACCGATCGCGGCGAAGCTGGAACCGATCCGGCTGGTCGATTGCGCGACGTTGGCGTTCATCTGCTGAAAGCGGCGTTCGATCGCCTTGGTCTGGCGCGTCGCCTGGGCGTTGGCCCGGGCGAGCTGCTTCTCGAATTGCGCCGTGCGCGCTTCGAGCGACACCACTAGTTTTTGCAGATCGGTCGATTCAGCCATCAGCCGAGCCTCGCCACCATGTCGTAGAACTCCTCGGCGCTCGGCGGCTCCATCTTATCCTCGACGCCGTGGGCCGCCTTCCACCCGTCGATCGCCTCGCCAAGCTCCCACAGCGACAGCTCGTCGACCTGTCGCGGACTCCACCCTAATGCGCCACCCCAGCGGTAAAGGCCGGCAAGGGAGAAACCTCCCTTGTTGTCGCCTCCCCGTTCCCGGCCGCCGGCGCGGCCTCGTCTTTTTTTTCGCTGGCCGCTTCCTCCTCGGGCGGCCCGTTCAGTGCTCGCAGAATGATCGCCTGCGCCACCAGCACGCTCTCGTTCAATGGCCGCTGGTCGATGTAGCGGGTGCACAGCATGTGCGCCTCGGTCGGGGATTTGCCGCCGCCGATCAGCGCCAGCCGGATCGTCTCGCGCACGTCGGCGAGCCGCCACGTCCCCAGCAGAAGTCGCGACGCGATCTCGCCCGGCCCTGCCAGGCGGACGCTGCCATCGAGCCGGTTCGGATCGCCGCATTTCTCCTGCAACTCCCCGATCTGTCCGATCCGCAGGCTGAACAGGTGCGTCCCGTCACCCCACGCGAGCTCTATGTCAGCGGTGCTGCCCATCAGGCAACGGCGGGCGTCCAAATCCACGCGCCGTTCGACTGGATGGTCACGTCGATCGTCGCGAGGCCGCCCTGTTCGGCGCCGATGCCGAAGGCGGACAGGATCGCGCTCATCGTCCAGTGGCCGCCGTTGTCGGCCAGCGGGGCGTCGAGCTTGAACTGAATGTTCTTCTCCAGCCCGCTGTCGAACCACTGCCGCCACGTGTCGAACGATTCCATCGCCAGCGTGCCGGCGCCGTTGATCGTGGCCGAGAGCGTGGCGACGACCCGCTCGGTGAAAGTCGGGGCGTCGGGATCATCGCAATCGGGCACGTTGAAGTCGTTGGTGTCGGCGCCGAACTCGATGCCCTTGGTGGTCAGCGCGCACGGCGCCACGAACGCCTCGGTCGGCGTCGCGCCGTCGCCGAGCAGGATCAAGACCTTTGAGCCTTTCAGGGTAGTCGGACGAGCCATTTGCCTTCTCCTTTACGGGTTTGGCTGCGATTGCAGCCGCAGTTGCAGCCGGGCGCGGCTGGTCAGCCCATCCGGGTCCCGGCTGTAGTCGGTCATTTCGACGAGCATCAGCTCGATGGTGTGCCCGGCGACGGTCAGATCGCCGTCGTGCAGGCGGCCGCGGATCAGATCGGCGATGCCCTTGACCTCGGGGTAGCCCACCGCCCGCGACCAGCAGTCGACGACCACCGCGGACTCGGTGCCGTCGTAGCAATCGGCCAGGATCGGCAGCGACTGGCCGAGGCCGACCGTCACCCGCGGGAACGGGTTCGACGTCGGCACCGTGTCGAAGACGTTGTTGCCGGCGGCGGTCGGAATCGCCTTGATGGCGGCGATCAGTGCGCCTTGCACGGCGAGGGCAGGATCAGTTGCCACCGGCGGCCACCTTTCTCGCGACCTTGCTCATCGCCCGCCGATTGCGGCTCTGGACCGATTTGCGGACCGAGCGCCACGACGGGAAGAAATACGGCTGTGCCGGGCGCTGGAGCGTTCCGAACTCGACCCACCGCGCGTAATAGGCTTTGGCGTCGCCGGCCGAGATCGTGATCCGCTTGTCCGCATCCGGACTGTCGGGGTTGGGCGGCGAGTGATCGAGGCCGCCGATCCTCATGCTGCCGCTCGGCGCCTCGCCCCACGTCCAGCCGATCGACGCCTTGAGCGCGCCGGTGTCGGTCGGCACCAGACCGCGCATCATGCGGGTGGCGTCCTCGGCGCCCTGCTCGAAGGCGAGGAAGATCTCGCGCTGATAGGCGTCGGGCAGCTGATTGAGCTTGCGCCGCAGGCGATCGGCGCCCTGCACGGTGACGGTCATCGCCGCGCCTCCCGCGGCGGCCTGGCGGCCTTGACCGCATAGCCGCCGGCAATCGAGAGCCGCGCGCAGATCCCACGGACCAGCGCCAGCGTGCCGGGCTGATAGACGATCGTCGTCCGGCCGCGCCGTTCCGGCGGGCTGAAGTCGTAGCGGGCGAGGAACAGGACCCACATCGCCGCTTACCCCGTCGCCACGCCGCCTTCGACGAGCAGATCGATCACCGCTCGCGAATTGTCCCAAGTCACGTCACGGACGTTGTAGGCCTCGCCGTCCCCGAGATCGCGCATCTGCCAGTCGGTGGTGATCGCCTCGGACGCCGACGATCGGTAGATGCGGACCAGCATCGGCGACCGCCCTTCGAGCCGGGCCGCCATCACTTCCTCCGAGCCGCGGGCGAACATGAATTCGGCGCGGCAGCGGAATTGCTCCTGCCAGTCGCCAGCGACGACGTTGCCGTAGCCGTCGTCGATCGCCTGCCGGGCGTCGAAGGCGACCCGCTGGCTCATCTGGCCGGCGCCGAATTTCGCTGGTGCGCTCATGCCCGGGGAATCCAGTGGCCGCCCATCAGGTCATTGAGCCAGAAGGGCACCTGTTCGATGCTGATTGCCGAGATCGACTCGCGATGCTCGAACAGCGCCGCGGTCACCCGGAGAATGACGTCGAGGATGCTCGGGTCGATCGTCGCCGCGTCGTCATAGCCGGCCTGCAACGTGATCGCCGCCGCCGCCGGGAACGCGGTGCCATCGATCTTGGCCAGATAGACCGGCTCGACCGCGGACCGCGCCCGCAGCTCATATTCAGCCGAGACGTCCACCGACTCGACGAGCACCGTGAACGACCGCACCGGCTGGACCGGAGTCGGATAGGCCGACCAGCCGAGCTCGAGGAGCGGCGTCCAGGCGACCTCGGCACCGAAGATCTGCTGGCCGGTGAACTTCTCGAAATAGGAGATCGCCGCGCCGATCTGGCGGGTGATCGTCGCGTCGTCGTCGGTGAAGTCGATCCGCAGCTGCTCCTTGGCGAGCGGCAGGATCGCGGCCGGCAGCGTCGCATAATCGGGCGTCAGGACGTGGCTCATGCGCCGCGCTCCTGATTGTACCGCTCGAACATCGGACGGAGATCGAGAGCGATCTCGGCGCCGCTGGTCAGCGTGAGGCGGATCGACCAGTCCTCGACCTCGGCCGACTTGAGGCCGATGCCCTGCGGCCCGGGCGGGCCGGCCGGGCCAGTCTCGCCCGGTCGGCCGCGCGCACGCTGCGCGCCGAGC